CTGTTCCACATCACAGACGATGAGCTGTCTGAACTAAGCGATGTAGACCTGCTTGAGATCTACGATCAGACCCTGCTGAGCCCTGTGGCAGAATAACAACAACCCTACGGTTGACTTGGGTATTGATTGGTGCTATACTACGTGTATTGTAAGTAACAAGGAGCGAACGAAATGGCTAAACTGCTTATCCAAACCCAAGTGTTAGAGAACTACGGCGACGCTGACAAGCCCTACTGGAAGGCCAAGGGTGGTGGTGACTACGTGGTCAAGAACTTCCGTAAGTTCAATGCCGCCACTGAGGTGGTCATGGCCCTGCGTGGTCAGATCGAGCAGGACAACGAGTTTGTCCGCGAATACATCATTGGATGGGAAATCGTTGCTGACGACTACCTCACAGAGTTCGAGCGTAGCCAGTTGGAGTACGAAGGCAAGATTACTTACCCTGCTAACGAATTGGAGTTTGCATAATGACTTATCCCGAAGACTTTACTGCTCAAGACATCATGGAGTTTGAGTACGAGTGGGAACGCTACTGTGACTTGGCGGATCCCTACAGTTTGGCTGCTATCAACGCCGAGTGCGCGGTTGTGGCAGATCAACAACGCGAGGCAGAATTGGTTGACAGTCTAGCACTTTTGACCGTATAATACATACATATTAACACAACAGGGAGCGACCCAAATGACTCGAGTAAACTATGACGCATTCTCCAGCTTTGACATGAACGAGTGCTGTGACCACTTTGACAGCGAGGATCAGCGTCAGTGGAAGAAGATTGGCAAGTTCATTGTAGCAGACGGTCAAGACTATCTAAACGTAATGGTAGAGGGTTTTGGCTATGACGCAGAAGATGTGGGCGATGGCGAGTATGAGGCGTTCGACGCAGGTGTTAAGTATGCGCTTACTAACATCAATCGTGCCCTAGAAGCCGCGGGCATAGACATTGAGATCAAAGAAGTAGACCTTGTTGAGAGCATGGGCTTTGTCATGGTGCGTACAGATGACGAGCCCGAGGACTTTGTCAAACGAGTGCTGAAAAAGCCTGTCATGATGGTTGACAGCTGGGTCTAAAGACAGTACAATACACAGATAGCGTAAACAACTAGGAGCGAACTATGGATATCAAACAGATCAACTCAGCCATCATGTTTGGCACTTGGACCAACACTGAACTCTCCAGCATGATTGATGCTGTGAAGTTTGCACGAGCCAACCTTACACAGCAGGCCAAACGTGCTTTGCAGATTGGCGACACGGTCAACTTTACCTCAACCCGCACGGGCCAAAACGTCACTGGCTTTGTGGTTAAGATTGCCATTAAATATGTGACAGTCAAGACGGTACAGGGCCTTTGGCGAGTGCCCGCAAACATGTTGTCCAAAGTGGATGACACTGAGTACGCTTGACAGTATACTAGACACTTAACACTACACAGGAGCGATACATGAGCAAAGGATACAAAGTTTTGAGCCTCGAAACTATCAAGCCCAGCAAGGGCACTGTCAGCAAGTTCGATTTGGACACTGCTGCCTCAGCAGTCAAAGAGCGTGAACTGAAGAATGTCACAGACGAGGAAATCATTGAGCGTCTGCGTACACGATTTGAGATTCTAAACGACATGACCCGTGCTGTTAAGAAGGGCGATGTACGTGCTATGATTGTCACAGGCCCTCCGGGTGTGGGCAAGAGCTTTGGTGTTGAGCAGGTACTGGCTCGTCACGATGTGTTTGCAGACGTGGCACAGAACTCAAAGCTGAAGAAGTACGAAGTAGTCAAAGGTGCAATGTCAGCGATTGGTCTTTACAAAAAGCTGTATGAGTTCTCAGATAAGAAGTGTATACTGGTGTTCGATGACTGCGATTCAGTCCTGCTGGACGACCTTAGCCTTAACATTCTAAAGGCAGCACTAGACAGCTCAAAGAAGCGTACCATTCACTGGAACACTGACAGCCGACTGCTACGCTCTGAAGGTGTGCCCAACAGCTTTGAGTTTCAAGGCGGTGCTATCTTTATTACTAATATTAAGTTTGACAATGTTAAGAGCAAGAAGCTACGTGATCATTTGGAAGCACTGGAAAGCCGTTGCCACTACTTAGATCTAACCATTGACACAGAGCGTGAGAAGCTGCTGCGAATCCGACAGGTCATAACCGAGTGCGGCATGCTAGATGACTATGAGTTTAGTGATGTAGAGAAAGAAGTCCTAGTTGACTTTATTGATCTCAATAAGAAGAAGCTGCGTGAACTGTCATTGCGTACAGTACTAAAGATAGCAGACTTAAAGAAGAGCATGCCTAGCAATTGGCGTGCTGTTGCAGAGGTTACGTGTATGCGCCGCTCCTAACACTGCGTATGCGTAGGGCTGTAGTGTAGCCCCTAGCTAAGTGTAGTCTGGTAAGTCCGATTCGCTCCCGGCACAGTATTTAGCTAGACTCCCAAAGAACTGCCGTGAGGCAGCTCTTTAGCCCCTGAGGATCCGATTCGCTCCCGGCCTCAGGGGTTTTTCTTTTTTGAAATCGAGATCGGTCGGTGAGAAATAATTTCTGGGGTCGGGGTTAGCTTTTTTATTAATTGTGGCGCTTTTACAACAGCTTAACACCCCACACTGGTGCAAAATCACCAGGCCACCGAAAAAATACCCTATACTTTAAATTTTCGCGCGGCAATTTTTTTTGGGCTGTAGACCCATTTCGGGCTGTATAGCTACAATACTCTATACTATTTCTTCCCCGGCTCGTAGAGCCCTGTAGCGACGAATAACGAAGTTAGGAGTCAGCTACGGATTGAATCAATCCCACATGCTACGGAAACTGCCGTAGTGTCTAAATGCTGTCAATACTGTTTCAGCTAGAAATTCAAAGTTATCACGCATCTGTGTTACAGTAATACTGGGCACTGTGCGTAGCGCACGATCATAACTGCTTTGTCCCAATTTAACCCAATAGTCCTGTGTTATACCACGGTTAGTACCCAACTCAGGAAAGACTGAGCGTGTAAACCAACAGACATTGCCAAAAGCCAGTGCTGCTTCACTGTTTGTGATATTCATGTAAGTTTCTGCATAACTGGGTTCTGGACGCCAATTGGGGCAGTCTATACGTTCAGCTAGGATTCTAGCTTCGTACTCTACTATGTTGATAGGTATATTCCAACCATGTAGTTCATTAGTGTCTGTGAGTATTTTACGGATTTCTTTGACGGCCCATTCCATAAATGTCTCCTTTACTCTCTATTTATTTTGGTACTAGACGATTCTTAATATAGGAGTATTTCTCTAGAAAAAATTGCTTTTGCTCTAGCTGCGCTTACCGCTTCGCGGCTTTCTAGCGTTTGCCGCTGGCGCTTCGCGCTTACTGGTACAGGTAGTTGACCGTTTCGGGATTGTCTTGCAGTATGCTAGCACCGTTGTTAAGGTGGAAACGACGTGCCATTTCTGTTTTAGGGCTCAGTGTTACATACTGCTCAATCGTGGGTCTTTGCTGTCTAATCCAATCTCTAGTTGCCACTATCAACTTACGACCTGCTCTGGGCTGATAACTCCAAATGGTGTAAAAAGCAGCTACACGATCACCCCTGTGGCCCAGTTCAGTTTCCGTAGTGGGCACTGAATCTAGATAAGCTACACAGACCACTGCTTGAGGCACACGTTCTTCTAATAAGACAAATATTTCAGCATGGTCATGTACACGAGCTGCTGTGGGAATTGAAGGACGTACTGGATCGTCCTTTACTAAATGAATAAGAGGGTCGTTTAGGTCTTTGATTATGTGCAACATTTTTCGCTACCGGATTGTATATACATACTTATCTGGTCAGCGAAAAATTAATTAAATTGTAATCAAAAATCTCTTTTAGGCTCTGCGCGGCGATCTAGTGTGCCCTGTGTACTAGTGCTTGCGGGCTGCGGTTTGGCCTGCTGTGCTTCTGGTTTAACGCTGCCTAGACCTTGATCAACGGCCAGTGCGTCCAATCCTTTGGTCACACGAGCTAGGCGTAACTGTAGATCATCGGGCAGTGTGCCCAATAGATTGGCATCCTGTTGATACTTGATAACAGTCTGTAGATTGTCTGCAATGATCTTTTGATCAGCAGGATCTAGATCGCCCAGTTCTTTTTCTGTAAATGTATCATACAGTGCTTTGCCTATGTCGTAGGCAGTCCATAGGGCCATGCCTGTGCCTATGACCAATGCTGCTGGGCCAGTGGCTGCGGCACCAACTACACGAGCTCCCACCTTTTTGGCTAGGCCTCGAACACCGCCCAACTTGCCCATAAATTTACCCAATTTGCCTGCGCTTTTAGTGGGTACATAAGGTGGTGTAGACGCACTGGGTTTTTTATTTGGATCAATGCCAAATGGATTGTTGCTACGAGCTATGGCAGGATTGGTGTTTCTAGCCATTTGCATACGTGCTTGAAGACCTGCATCGCGAGCTTGTCCTCCTGTATTGGGAGGTAGATAAATGTCAGCTTCTGTCAGTGTGCGCCAAATTTCCAACTGTTCTTGAGCAGTGTAAAGATTAATGTTTTCTAAAACCAATTGATCATCGGGATGTAGACTTTCGTCAGTTTTAATCTTGTACTTGCTCAGTACAGCTTCAATAGCACCCAAAGCCTGTGTCAGTGCATTGTTTTCAATTTTTTGACCTATACCGGCCAATTCTTGCGTGGTGATTTTACCAGTGGGCTTGCGGCCCATGACCATTTCAGCAGCACGTATTGCTGCTTGTGTTTCTGGACCCATTTTACCATCTACACCAAAACGCGGCAATTCAAAGCCTGCATCTACCAATGCTTGTTGTAAACTTCGAACATCTGAAGTGTCGGTATCAGCAGGCTTGTTGCCTGCAGGTTTTGGTTCTGCTGCGTCTGTTGGTTTGTCTGCATCGGGATCTAATAATTTTGGATCCTCATATTCTTGCAGTATGTCAATGTATTTTCTTAAACTAGGCGCGGTCATCGTAAACTCCAGATAAGATATTTATCTTAATCTGTGGGTAGATTACTGAGCAACTGCCTAAGTTTAGTGCTTTCTAACTGTGCTGGCGTTTTCTTAATGCTGGCGCCCTGTGTAGGATCTGTAATTTCTCCTGTTACAGGGTTTATACTGCTAGTTCGCTGTAGTCCAGCTAGTATTGAAGATCCTTTGGTAACTGGAGTTGTGTCAGTTTGTCCTTCTTCACCTGGGTCTGTAATGCGTAGTGTGTCAATGTCAAAGTCTAGGTCAATTTTCTGTCCTACACCACTTGAGCTACGTGTCTTCATCAACTGTATTTGATACTTGCCACGCTCACGCATAGCACGACTGGTAAAGATACCAAACACGTTGTCAGCAGTTTGAATCTTACTAAGTCCACCTGAAATGTGGCTGTGATCAAACTCTACTTCTTCTACAGCACCACGGTTCAACTGTGCCGCAGTGACCAGTACACAGTTCTTTTCCACTGCTAGATTACGCAATTCTTCTGATACAAATTTGTCTTTGATAAAGAGGTTTTCTGCTGAAATCTTACGGCTAATGGGCATGAGCAGATCCAAATAGTCTACCAATAAGATATCAACTTTTCGCCCTAACTTAATTTCATACTCTTTTAAGTAACTGCGTACATCGTTGGCAGTCTTACCTGAGGGCATGTACTTGACCTGATAAGTGCCAGACTTTTTGCCTATGACCTTAACTCGCATTTCAACTTCGTCAATCTGCTTAAAAACGTCACGTGTAGGTATTTCTGTAATCATTGAGTCTACACGCATTGACACTAGTTCTTCACTAAGTTCCAGCGTTAGATACACTACATTGTAACCTTGCAATGCCCAGTTTACGCCTAAGTTGGCTAAGAACAGACTTTTGCCCGCACCCGAGCCGCCAGCAAATATGTTGAGCTCGCCGCGATTCATACCGCCAAACAATTTCTTGTCTACAGTATCCCAACCGGTTTTCATCTGGCCATTTTTGTCCTTGATGCGTAATAGTCTAGCACGAGGATCAGCAAAGTAGTCTGTGCCCATGTCCTTGTTAAGACCTACTTGTACTGCTTGTTTAACTAGATCTTCTACAGGACCATATTCACCTTTTTCCAGCAGATCTGCACTTTTAAGAATAGCTCGTTCTAGACCCTTGTGACGTATAAATGTTTCAAAGTCACTGAGCAGCCAGTCAAAGTGTTCTTCTCTAAGCTCTCCAGGATTGGTCAATTCAACACCTGTACTGGCACGTACAATTTCATATGTAGGCAGTACATTGTGCTCCACTACATAGTCATTGACAAATTTAGCTGAGTTTTGTAGTTTGCGATCAAACAGCTCGTGATCAAATATGCTTTGGCAGCGTACAAATGTTTCTGCATCCGCCAGCATCATTTCTAGGTATAATTTTTGGATATCGTATCCATAATCTGCATTTTGTCTTGTAGTCATTGTGTTATTATATACTCTTTAGGTTTTAATTGCAATGTGTTTAACGGGATCCCAACGATAATTCCATTCTCGTTGTTTTGTATGATACAATACTGCACCTATGGCACTGCTAGGATCCCCAGGCTGAGGCAGTGACCATATATACGGCCAATTAGGCTCTACTACTCGTTGATTGGCTAGGCTGTTCATAGCACAACCGCCCATATAGACCAAACAGTCGGCGTTGGTCAACTTTTTTGCTGTATGCATAACTAATTCAACATTACGTTCAAATACTGCTTGTACAGCGGCAGCAATGTCACATTGGTCTTGTAAATTGTTTATTTCATAGGGCCAGTCTAGTACACCCCTGTGCAGATTTTTTTGCAAATTTACAGGAGGCAGTATATAGTCTAAAACATCTCTATAATATCTGTCTGAATCACCGTTTGTGCTCATCTGTTGAAATACATGCTCTTGTTTAATAGGTTCAAGCCCTACCAGTTTAGTAAATGCACTGTACAGTAGTCCTAGACTATGAGGATATCTTCTACCCCAAACTTTTTTCATTTCCCCGTGTTTAGCTTCCCATATACTGGCGCAGTCCCATTCTCCTATGGCATCTAACACTACAATTGCCGCATGATTAAATGGACTAGTAAAGTAACCAGCAGCGGCATGACTGCCATGGTGACTAGTATAACGTAGTTGGGCATATCCCAAGCCGGCCGTTTTAAGGTACTGTCTCGGCAGTACAGACCAATCAAATGCTGTACGATATTGACCAGCATAGATTTGACGCGACTTTTTAAGCCATGGATTTTCATACCAAAAAATAGTGTCAGGTCCGCCGTTAGTTATAGACTTTAATATTAGATTTCTATCTAATGCGTCGCTGAGGCGAAACTCCCAGAGTTTTAATTTTGAATTTTCAAAGACAGCAAGACTGCTGCCGTGATTCAATGCGTTAATACCCCAGATATTCATTTGTAGATAAATGGATCTCTTTTGCGTAGTTCTTCAATACGCTGTTTAATTCTGCGTTGTTCTTGATAATATTGATAGGGAAAAGTAATCCAATACCATAATTTTTTCATAGTGCATCCTTTAACCATTGACGTGCTCGCAATTGTATTTTAAGCCCGTTTGATTCTGTGTTTTTAACAATTGTGTATAGTGTATATAGCCTGCCGTAGGCACGAACACTGTCGTTTATATCTTTTATACCCGGAGCCCATTCAGGAAAACTAACTGACCAACCATATTCTATTGCCTGTTCAATAATTTTAGGACCATCGTGATCTCTATCAGGTACTACAATCACAGGCTTTTGCAGTTGATCAATTAAACGCCGTTGTACATCTCCAACCTCACTGCTCATCACAGCAACACCATCTATACAAATAGCGTCCATAGGTCCTTCGCAGACTATGACAAACTTCTTAGGATCTTCTTCCCACGGTAGCCTACGTTGATTATCTAAATTAAACACATACCCAGGTTGTTGCTCTGAAATGTATTTAGGTTTACCGTCTGTAATTTTTCTAGCAGTATATCCGACTATACGGCCTTCATAATAAAAAGGTATAATTAATCTATTTTGAAATCCGTCTTCCGGAGTCCAATGAAACGGATAATCATCTAGATATAAACTTCTACTAGCTAGGTATTCAAGTACCGGTATTAATTCGTCTGGCGGATTATCAACCAAGTGACCAATTGCTTCTGCACCTAATGGTAATGCTTTGTCAATGAACGTTGGTGCTAAATTAACTGTACTACTATAATTTTTATCTTCTTCGATGCGTAGTGCTTCTAGGCTACATTTAGCAATTACATCATCAGGCACATTTAACCATTGTAATAATTTTTTAAATTTAGCAGTTATTTTTCTACCCGGTTGCCAACTGGCTTTATACTGGCAATTAAAACAATGATAACTAACCCCTTCATTGATCATAATGCCACCACGTTGGCGTGTATCTGCGCTGGTGCCATTGCGGTGACAGCATACCGCGTTGAAACTGATCCACCCACTAGGAGTAGTTTTTCTTTTGTAAGGTAAGTGTGTTTGTACCGTATCTATGATCAGATTCATAGATACATTTTACAGTCTTACAACAACTTTGTCAATGGTTCCGTAGGTTCCTGTGGTTGGAGTGTACTTAATTCTCGCCCAAACTAAATTATTTGAATAGTTGTCGCCGGTATAACTTTTGGTTAATCCTGTAGTGCTGGCGGTGACTGCAAATGATTCAACATCCATCCAATGCGTACCTGTACTAACTACAACATCGTGTGTAAATTGAACAACAACAGTACCATCTAAATTTTTAAAATCAAAATCAAAATAAACAGTTGGTGTTTCATTGATCCAGTTGCGTTGATAAATTTCAACTGCTTCGCTGTACCAACGACGAGTCCATGGAGCAGGGGTACTGTCATCGTCCATGTAATTAAACGTGTCAATAATCTTTGGACTAGGGGTAGATGGCATAGCACTACCTAGAAGATCAAACGTTCCAGTAACACCAAATTGTGTATCACCATAAACCGGATTTTTAGTGCCGTCATTGTTTAATATGTAAAGTGTATAACGCAAAAATTGTGGGGTTAATTTTTGTAATGCGTTAGCAGGAACAGTAAATGTAGCCAGTCCTGGAGTAGCACTATGTACTATACTAGCAGTGTACACTTCCTGATCGTGTTCATCCATGATAACACATTTAATCGTTTTACTGCTGACATCAATGCGCTTTTGATCTGCATTTTTGATGTCTAATTCTAGGACATTATCTAGCCCTTTATAAATTTTAAATTTTCGTTGATACACAATACGCCACTCCGTAGGTAATACTGCCAAATCGACATTACACAAAATCCTATTCGGATATAAATAACTTGAAATTTTTTGCATTTGGATTACGCCTTAACTGTATTTATATGGCTAAATTAAGAGATAACATACAAGAACAACTACCATTTATATCTGTGCTACACTACGGTGAACTAGAGTATGTAGGCATAATAATTAATCAAGATCAATTTGTCACTAGCTTTTATGATCTTAGTATGATTAAGACCCCCGAACATAGATCTGAATTATTAGGCATAGGAGAAATATGGTGGTGGGAATCAAACAGGCAAATTCCAATAAGTATTTTTTGTCGTAAAGAAATTGAGCCTTTTAGATACGCCATTAAAACATTTAACAGTAAAGATGTTCGTATTATTTTAGGACCTGTTGTAAATCTAATGAATATGACGTTAAAACGTGTAAAACGTCGACAAGTCCAGTTAATTAAAGCACCAAAACGTTAACTGTATCCGTAGCTTACTTTTTCACAGATTAAATTCATCTGTACAATTATAGCCATAGCATAGGCTACTGCATGAGCTTTCTTAAAGTAGTAGTCATCAGTCTCGGGAGGAATCCAAACTTCCGTCATAATCTCCGTCCATGTCTTCCCAATCAAATGTCTCTTCGCGGGCCGTATCATAGCTAGGACAGCAGCTAATTGTTCCACGGAAGTAGGGCAAGTCTTCCTCAGAATTGCACCATGGCCGTTCAAATGAAATAACAGATCCACAAACTCGTCTTGTAATAAAAGATCCCATAGAGGTTCAGTCTCCATTAATTGGTTTAGGTGATTCTCATCTTTAATGTCTTTGTAAACACTAACATTTAAAAAATCTAATTTTTGATATCCACGTTTTTCAGCTATTTTATAATCAATGTTAGCAAGATTATCTATAGGATTATAGGGAATGTCTGTTAAGTAAATACCGGTATTATGAGGAACTAGTTTTTCGTCTTGAGACCTACTGGCTTTAATATGTTTTATTACAGCCAATGCTTTTTCTCTGTCGGCAAAATCAATGTCAATATCTGGCATTAGTGTTTAACCTCTGATTCAAAAAGTAATAAAGGTAAATTTTCCTGTAGGTATACTGAATATTGCTCAGCGTCATCATTAGTTTCAAATCCACTTAATTTAACATATATTGTACGATCTTCCTCACTTAATATAACTTCCATATCAAGTTCAGTTTTTTGAATATCGCTTGGCGGAACAGGGTGTGTCATAGATTTGATTCCTTAACAATGTTTTTCACCAGCTCAAGGTCAAATGTTTGTTTACGAAATTTTTTTGACCAAATTTGTGGATCTATAATACTACTTATTGCCGAGAGCTGATCATCTCTAAGGTTAGTCAACATGTTTTTACCGCTAGTTGAATTTAATATTAACCAAGGACTTATCTTTCCATCTTTAATATCAAATACTGCTCTATTACTGCTAACATAAAGAAAGTAATGGTTCCATAAACTGTTATTGTCTTTGGCCCACGACTCCATGTGTTTAATAGACCTTTCTAATGCAGTTTCTACACCTTCAGTATGAATTAAATTTATAACATATTTTTCATACAGCTCATCCCTGCACCAATGATCTAGTTTGACACCGCTGGTTATAACATAGTCAATGTATTTGGTAGGATATAAAGGATTAACATTACTAATGTAGCTACCAAACTTTACAAAGGCATTGTAGTAGGGACTACGACTAAATTCTTCGTAAGTTTTATTTTCACCGTGTTTTTGAGTTATTTGAAAAAATCTATTAAAGGCTTGATATCCTATAACAACAGCCTTATCATCTTTAGCTAGATACCTACGTTTTTGTTCACAAAGGTGTACAGCAAGAGTTTTCTCCTGCATATATCCATGACCACAGTATTGACAAACGTAAGGTTTCTCCACTTTAAATTTTAGCATAGTTAGAACATTTTTGCAATAGTTTTATCATCATAACCGTAACTCTTTGCCAGTTCCTTTGCTTCCTTTACTGTCATAATTTTTGCCAGTAACTCAATTTCATCAGTTTTTCTTGTTGGATAAATTTCCATAAGGAACTTATCAATTTTATTGTTACCTTCTTTCTTTTTAAATCCAATCCATTGATGAAAGAACACTTGCCTACTTTCATGACTACACATACAAAGCAACTGCCACATCAATTTTGGATGTTTTTGTAGTGTATTCCAATGTTTATTAAAATACTCGTTGACTGTTAATACGAAATGTTCTTGTAAATCTCTCTTACTAGAATTTACATTACTAATATATCTATTAAGAATAAAGAATTCTTGCTTTAATGCTTTTTTATTAGCATCATCTAGTTCATCCCATAGGTCTTTGCAGTTCATATCAACTGCGGCTAATTTTTCTTTTAGTTCAACTTTATCACTCATCTTTGGGTACTAATCCATTACTGTGTTTATCTCTAACATCATCTAGATCTTGAAAAAGACGTTTTTCTTGTTGCGTAAGTTTGTCTTTATGCGTCTTACGAGGGTTTCCACACAAATAGCACTCTGGATTTCCGCAATCCATTGCATGATGCTTTACTAAACGGTGCGGCTCTTTTATGTTTTCTTCATTAAATGTATTATGTGACTTGGCAATTTTGACCTGTTTAGCAATGGCATTTTCATCTTTCTGGCGGCGTTTACTGTTTTTAAATTTATCAGTTGGTTTACTCATAATGGATTATCTTTGCTTAAACGATATATCATTATAACATTAGCTAGAGCTTTTTGTAAAGCAGGATTGGTTTCAGCCATACGATGTATTTCACCCCACATCTTACTATCTCTGAGATGTTCAATTAACGGACGCCCGTCACTAGTTCTCGGATCATAATCAACACCTATAATTTTACGTGTAGAAGGATCAGATCCAAACTCTCTTGAGTAGATTGCATCGCCAACTCTTTCATATATGTATGTTGCGTTTTCTTTAAGCTGTCCCATCTTTTGTATACCCCACTGTTTCTCTTTCAATATCTTCGTGATCAAATTCTGCCCAGTATAATTCAAAAGCTATAGTATCTTCAACAGCTTCGAACTGGTGATATTCGCCCGGTGCAACTTTAGTATATTGTCCGTCTGTTAAAACAGTTTCGTCAACTAGACTATAGTTGTTCTTCCATACTCGAATAATTAATTTGCCTTTTTCAACAAAGAATCCATTCCATTTGTATTTGTGTTTGTGCTTTGAGCAAACGCCGCCGGCGGCAGCTTCTATACGATGAAATTCTAATACTCCATTTGCTTCAAGTAACTCGGTCACACCCCAAACTTTTCCAGCTTTCATAACAACTCCTTATAGGATTTTACTTAGGTCAATGATGTCATTTTGTCTACTTATTTCTTTTACAAAATAAACACAGTTAGGACTAGACTCAGTATTAGTAGGTATGGCCAGCAATTGACCATTACGCATTTTTGGAAAATACCATTTAACATCATTGTAAAAATTAACAATTTCAATTTTTTTAAATTCTATTCTAAATCCATTAATTGGGTTAAAACAAAATGCTTCAAATCCTCTATCATTTAGGCTAGTTAACGGCAATATTTCAATGTCGCAGGCACTGGTACTATCACCAACTGCAATAGACCAGTCAATTGGCATAGTAACTTCATCGTTCCCTATACGTAGTACCATTGCTGGACTATTAAACGATTCTAAAAAGATTAATGGTATATAAAAGAAATCAGGATTTTGTGGATCGCTATTATCTAATACTGCGAATCTAATGTCTTCTTCTATCTCATCAGGCAAATTGTTCAAATCAAAAGCCTTGTTATCTAACGTGAGTATTTGCATATTAACCTTTTATTTTTTTAAAATATGTAGAAACAACATCAATATAGTTTGTATGTTTCTTTGACAAAAATTCTTTTTTAGATTCTAAGAATTTTGTATACATAATCGAACTAAATTCTTTCCTTGCAAAGTTACTATCATTCACAGTTTCTTCACTTAGAAAGTCAGATAAAAAATCTAAATTTAAATTTATTTTTTCATTGTTTGTTATAAGATTTACAATTTTATTTTTTAATATTTTATGGTTAGAAAAACACAAATGGCATCCTCGAGCATCCATTCCAAAAAATATAGTATTTGTGTCTAAAGTTTCAAAGTCATCATTTATTTTAATAAGACTTTTTTCTATTGTACTATCAGTAAATTCTGCGTGACTTACATTTAGAAGATTGCCTTCGACAATATCTAAAAAATCAAATTGTTTCATATCATATTCTAAATTACGAAAACATGAAATAATTATTGGCTTGCGCCACTGCTGTATCCTAGATAAATTATTCAACCATGCTAGTCTATTTTCTTCCCACATATCACCTAATTGAGGTCTATATAGGTAACTAAAGTAATTTATTGCAGCAGTACCAAATCCTGGAGGTAATTGTTGATCTATATTAATGACATTAACATTAGATATTTCAGGTATTGGTTCATAAAACCAAAATCTACTAGGTTCAGTTAATAATACAATAATTTGATCATCTTGTGTAATAAAATCTCGATTGTCTGCAATCTTACTAAAACAGTAATCTTGCGAGGAGCCAATGCCTCCACCAATGTATAGCTGACATTTAAAATGTTTAGCTAATAAGGTCATCCAATAATTATCAATTGAATCGCCGGGAGGATATGCACCAAAACTATCAGAAAAAATAAAAAGTTTGTTTATCATTTTAACGCCAGTCTATCTTCTCAATCGTGAACGGATAGCGAGCTTCCTTGTAAAACTTTTTGCGCTGAGTAAGGTGCCTTTTGGCATACTTGCAGGTACTTGTGATGTCCCAGATCTGTACGAAGTCTTTGTCTTCAGCTCGCCTAATACCTCGCCCAATACTTTGTATAACCCTTGTAAAGCTCTTTCCGGGTTCCAAAAGAACCAGATTAAAAATCCTAGGGATATTAATACCCACAGCGGCCACACCATAAGTCGCCACAATAATCTTGTTATTAGCAATCGCAATTTCATCGTATTCTTCTTTTCTATCTTTAGTTTTAACTTCACCCGATATAAACACGCTATCAGGAATTTCATTTACTAGAAATTTACCAGTATCTATTCTATTGACTAGAACTAGTGTGTTACCACTGTCTGCAATTTTACTAATTAATTTAGATAGATAGATCATACGATCTTCGTCTGTTACAAGATACTTATATTCTTCAGCATAACTCTTAAATTCAGGCAAGTCAATCATTTGCATAATAGCAACATGACATTGACTAAGCACACCTTTTTCTTGTAAGTCGTGTGCAGCCACCTGATGCACTACCGGACCTATGCTGACAAATATCTGTTCATACTCAAACGGTTCTTTAGGCACTGTGCCTGTTAAACCCCATCGTATTGGTGCATTGCATAGATTCTGTGTTAATAAATTTTTAAGCACATTGGCTTTGGCCATATGTACTTCGTCAACAATAACAGTTTGAACACCGTCTAAAAATTCTGCCAGTGTTAATAACTCTGCTTCGTGATTCTTTGATTTTTTATCTAAAATGTTAAGACTTTGCCATGTACAAATAGTGTGCGTACGACCTAATTCTTTACGGTCTCCGTAATACACACCTACATCTAAACCACAGTTGATAAAGTCTTCTTCCGTTTGTTCTACCAGACTTTTATTAGGTACAATAGTGATTGTGCGACCATGAGGTTCGCATAATTTAGATAGTGTAGCAGTTGTAATTGTCTTACCAAATCCTGTAGCAATTTCCTGCAAACACTGAGGATTTTGCAAAAATTTATTAATAACTTCTACTTGGTCATCGCGTAGTCTAATAGGTTGTCCTTCATACCTGTGACCTTTAGGCCAACAACGATCTCCCCAAAAGTCTTCTTTTATTTCAGGAAATGTTAACTGTATAGGATGTCGATTGTCTTCAACATCAGTAACCTCAACTCCATTATTTTCCAGGATTTCAAGTATCTTAGGTAACTGCGTCAAGTAGCCGTTACCTCCTAAACCAAACAGACTCACTGATCCGTCCCAACGACCTAGTTTGTAAGCAGGGCGATATCTAGCAGTGGGATCTTCGTACTTAAATGTGTTAGCTAGCTTACGCCTAATTTCAACAGGCAAACCTTCTAACTTAAGATTTACTTCGTCTCTAATGGTAATTTTACACGATGGCATTAATTGTTCCTTCTAACGGCGGCCTATCGTTATAGTATACAATCAAATCAACAGCATCGCAATAGACACTGGTTTTATTGTTCTTAAAATGATTTGAAAAGCTAATCACTGTCTTTGGATACCATTGTGATTTTATCAAAAATTTAGGCAATTTGTTATTAGCTATACCAGCAATTTTTGTTTGGTTGTTAAGTAGCGAATTATATTTGAGGGTTCCTACCTCACTGTTAAAAACTTTATTTGATTCGGCGGTATTATCAAATCTAAAATAAATTCCCACGTTATCATTGATATTATTATTCTCTAATGCAGAGGCTAATTTTTTCAAATTTTGATGGCATTCTTTACTGTCATGGCCATTAAAAATAATCAATGCAGGTAGTCTAGACAACTCAAATAAACTGGCAATCAAATCTGTTAAACTGGTCTGAGTAGCGTTGACATAAACTTTTGTACTGGTACGATTGGCAATTTTTTCTGCCAGTGAATTTTCTGAAATTTTGTCAAAAATTTGGTATTGATATCGAAATTTTCGATCATGCAATTTCAATGAATTACTTTGATCTATTGAGGTAACTTCCTCTGACAACAAATCAATTTGACGTTGATTGCTGAGATTGTAAACATTGAAATAATTTTTATTCGACTTTAGTATGTCTTTAATTTCTCGGTAAAAATTGGTGATTTTTTCGTCGATTTCAAACTGGTGTCTAGCAAATGCATCCAGTACCAGTGCAACATTTTTTTCTGTTAAAGGTATACTGTAAGATTTTGTTGTACTTGAAAGCACCTGACCTTGAATATTCTTTGTAAGGTCACTGACTATTTGTTTTAATCGCTTGTTATAGGTAAATTCTATGACAATTTGTGGATCTACACCTTTTGACAATGAAATTTTTCGTGTTTGTTCTATAACGCGAAAAGGTTTACTCCATGTTTCTAATTGCACGATTTCTGCAAATGCAGGATAAGAATTTTTTAAGTGATCCAGATTTTCTTTGAATATTTTTACTAGCAATTTTCCCTGATTTTCGGTCAAAAAATTGCCAAACTGAATTTGCCTCGAAAGGCTATTCAAAATTTTTCTGTCTCTTCCCGGTACGTCTTTGCTTAGAGGTTGAGCGCCGAGTTTGTTTAACTCTATGAGTAATTGGTCTACAGTGATCATTTAACTATTTTACTAAAATTTTCAAAAAAAGTCAAGTTTTTCTTAAAAAATTCTTGACAGTGGTATACCTTGTTCTAGCTCTTCAATGGTCCACTCAGTATGACAAATTTTTTCTAACCATTGAGATCTGTCAGGTCTTTCAGGGTCTTCAATTTTTTCAAAATTTTTGGTAGAAATGGGGTATGCTAGGCTGTCAGGTGATGAAAAAACTGGTATACCACTAATGGCTGCTAAAATTCCAGTGTTGCCTGACAAATTTACAACACAGTGGGCAGAAGAAAAATCTGCATGGTGGTCAAAGTCGTCATACGTCCCGGCAATTTTTTGAGGTATGTGAATTTCTGCGGCAATTTTTCCAATTTTTTGACACCAATCAAAATCTCTAGGGTGAGGACGAAAAATAATTTTTCGATCAGTAAAATTTTTAATATTTTCTACCAGTGCGTGTAACCATTTTTCTGGAGCAGGCTGAGCTAGCCATTGTTCACTTTTAGTATGCTGACCACAAATGACAATATTTTTACCAGTGGTGCGCCATTCTTTCAAAAAAATACCTAATTTTTTAGAACGACCATTTTCTAAGTTTTTATCATTGCCAAAATAGCCGTTTGCATTGATATGATTAAGTCCTATACGCCAAGTTGTGCCGCGTATTAGTCCGCCTACTTCCAAAACAATGACGGGTTTGCCTAGTCTTTTTGCAGTTTGCCAAATTTCTTGATTAGGCTGCATACGTCCGTTCCATAATACGGACCAAATGACATAGGCATCGGCATTTAGGTCATGTTCTACTAGTTCGTGTCCTAATCGAACCGCGCCTCTACTGAATGCGGTAAACACCGGCACTGAATTTAATGCACCGAATTTAGGAAAAATTGCCAGTCTCATAAGGCAGATAAGTAATATATGTATTTAATAGGAATCTCATGAGAAAATTTGCCGTAGTGACTACTTTTCATGAAAAAGGTCTGCACCAATATGCTCAAAAAATGATTGATACATTTTGTGTCATGTGGCCGGAGGAAGTAACTCTCCACATATATCCAGAATTATGCAATCCTGCAATTAGAAACCATAATCATGTTACACTAAAACGTCTTGAAGAACTAGACGACTTAATGAAGTTTAAAGAACGCTGGCGAAACGTGCCTAAAGCTAACGGAGATGTCAGCGGCGACCCCGTGCGTAGTCTACGCAAAGATGCTGGTAAGGGTTTTAAATGGGATGCGGTACGCTTTGCACATAAAGTCTATGCTATTTTTCATTGTGCTAAAGAAACCGACGCTGATGTGCTGTTTTGGATGGACGCAGATATGATTTGCCATAGTCCTATTACAATGGATGAGATAAATCAACTAGTACCTGAAGACCGAGACCTTTGTTTTTTAGGTAGAGAAGGAAAATTTAGTGAGTGTGGTCTCTATGCTATGAATTTACACAGTCCACACCTTAGACAATTCTTAGAAAACTTCCAACGCTTCTACGATGATGCAGAAAATGGAATTTTTACGCTTGAAGAATGGCATGACAGTTTTGTTTTTGACGCAGTTAGACAAACTGTACCTTTACTTGAATTAGATTGGAGCAAAGGTCTAATAAAAGGTGAAGGACATCCTCTAATTAACAGTCGTTGGGGTGCGTATCTTGATCACCTCAAAGGCGCACGTAAAAAAACAGGTCGTAGTTTGCAAACAGACCTCCGAGTCAATCGCACAGAACAATATTGGATGGAAAATCAACAATGAAAGAAAGTTACGGATTTTGGTTTCCAGACTATGACAATCATTTCCCACGATTATTGGCAAAAAGTCTGCAAAAAGAAGGTATATTACGTTATCAATGGCGTGCTAGAGATGCTGCTATTGAAAACTGTATCAACAAACGAGTTTGCATTGACATAGGAGCCAATGTTGGTTTATGGAGTTGTGATCTAGTCAAGTCTTTTCGCAATGTTGTTGCCTTTGAGCCAGTAGAAGAATTTAGAGAATGCTTTAAGATGAACGTTATTGAAGGAAACTACAGTTTATATCCTATGGCATTGGGAAATACTGAAAGTTTTATTAATATGAACATAGTAGAAGGCAATACTGGTCATAGTCATGTTGATCCTACCAGTGTGGGACAAGGCCGGATACCACTTAAGACGCTAGATAGTTTTAATTTTACTGAAGTTGACATGATTAAAATAGATGTTGAAGGCTATGAGCGTGATATATTGTTAGGAGCCGAAAAAACTATCAAAACAAATAGACCAGTAATGGCTATAGAACAGCAAACACACGAATACCAAGACGATCAACAAGATTTTCCCTGTGTACGCCTATTAGAGTCGTGGGGTTATACTGTAGTTGGACAATTTAATAAGGATTGGATACTTAAATGGCTTTAAAAATTAGATTTTACAGTGATGCTTACAAACCTAAACGTGCTAGTCATAGACTTCGTGGAGAATTAACAGCCTATTCACTAGCAGACCAAGGATACGATAGTAAAATCCTTACAGACTGGTCTGAAGTTGATCGAGACACTATTGTTATCTTTTTAAAACGTAGTATGCCGGCTAGTATACAACGTGCTAAAGACTTAGGTGCCAAAACTGTTTATGACTTGTGTGATAATAAATTTGATGAAAAGGAAGAATACGGTCCTAACTGTCAATTAGTAGATGTTGTCAGCGTTAACAGTGTTAACATGGGTATTAGTACATTAGAAAACACAGGTAGACGTAGTGTTGTCATGCCTGATCCGTTTGAACGTCGTATACTAGAACCTAAGTTTAATCCAGGACACGAAATGCAGTTGCTATGGTTTGGTAGCCAAAGCAGTTTAGGATTTTTACCTATTGTCGAAATGTGGAAACGTCTAGAAGCTGAAGTTGGTAATTATAGATTTCATATGATTATGAGCAAACCTGATCGCGTATGGAGCAAAATGCGTAAACGTGCAGACAAAGGCGAAATTACAGGTGTAAATTTCAATCGATTGACATTATACGAATGGACTTGGGATTTACAAGGAGAATTATTAGATAAGTGCGACATGGTTGTTATGCCAGTTGTGGTAGATAATTATAGAACAGAAACAAAAAGTGCCAATCGTGTTATCGATAGTCTAGCATCTGGCAGATATGTAATTACAAGCCCTCTAGCCAGTTATTTAGAATTTAGTCCCTATACTTGGCAGGACCCAGATTATATTGCGGGTATTAAAGATGCATTTTTTAATCCAGAAAAGACATTAGAAAAAATACGTGCAGGACAAAAATATACAATAGAAAATTTTTCTGCAGAAAAGTTAAGTAAAAATTGGATTGAAGAAATACTAAAGGAACTAGGATGGGAAGCCCGAATGATTTAATTTATATCAAAGAAGTTTGTCCTAATGTAACTGGACATGTGTTAGAAATTGGTGCAAGAGAAAACACCACAGGTTTTAGGGTACACTTTCAAGACAAGGTAGCATCATATACCGGCACAGATATTGAAGCAGGTCAAGATGTTGATGTCCAGTGTGATTTGTTAGACGCCAACAATCCATTGCCTAAAAATTATTACGATTTAGTAATCTGTTGTAGTGTTATGGAGCATGTTCCTAATCCGTGGGACCTAGCTAAGAATATTGCAGACTTGGTCAAACCAGGAGGACAATTGTATATTTGTGTCCCATGGTCATGGCGCTATCATCCGTATCCAGATGACTACTATAGATTTAGTTTTAGAGCTATAGAATATCTCTATCCGAATTTTAATTGGGACCGTTATGCTTATACTACAGAAAATACAGGCGACTTTAAATGGGTAGCTAAGGATGCTATCAGTGATAGAAAAATGGTCTATGCATTACATGATGATAATGGACGTAAGATTAAAAAGTATCTGTCATACTTACTGATCAACATGATAGGAACTAAAAATGTTGCGTGAGGCAGTAGAAAAGATTGCAGGCCAACTTGTTAGATTACATTTAGGTTGCGGTCATCAAAAATTTACAGGCTATATTAATGTCGACGGTGAGTATATGAGCTACGATAGTGATATTGTCATACATGACATTAGCAAACCGTTTCCATTAGATGACAATACAGTAGATGAAATACTAACTGTACATGTCATAGAACATTTTAGCAGGGAAATTCCTCCTGCTATGTTTAAAGAGTTTTATCGTATTTGCAAACCTGGCGGATTTGTAGCAATGGAATGGCCTGATTTGCTTAAAATGTGCCAGGAAGTAGTTAACAATCCTGATTGTTTTTGGACTCATGATAAACGCCTAGTTAAACGTACAGTGTCAGGGATCTACGGTGATTTTGCCAGATATCCAGATCCAGTGATGTTGCACAAGTGGGGTTATAGTGCAGAAAGCATGATGAGATTATTACGTGATGCAGGGTTTACCAATGTCTACAGCGAAGCTAATCATCATCCTAAATCTAGTATAGATAGCAGAGTAGTTGCATACAAATAATGGCTGCTAAGGTGATAAAAGAATTTATAGGATTCTCCGGCAATCAAATCTATCTAATGAAAAAAGATAGATTGTTTGTTAGAAAGTCTGGTAATGTTCTTAGAAATGTCGAGCGTATGTATGCCTTGGAACATCTCTTACCTATGCCTAAAATTTATCAGTATAGTAAAAATAAATTTGATATGGAATACATACACGGTTTAGATATGAAGTCATATCTAAAATCTTACAGTTATGATCACTTATTAAATTTTATTTTGGCAACCTTAGATAAGTTATCACAAAATAAAACATTAAAAGATTACACAGAAATTTATCAAACTAAATTAGACGAAATAGATTTTAGCAATGCAGAATTTACTAAAGATGATCTATTAGAATCACTACCTAAACAACTACCGCAAACAAATTATTTTGGAGATTTCACACTAGAAAATATTTTATTTCATGAACAGCGTGGGTTTATGATGATAGACGGACAAACCAGTGATTATGACAGTTACATTTTTGACATAGCCAAACTTCGTCAAGATTTAGAATGCCACTGGTTTATGCGCCATTCTCCTATACGTATTGATGTAAAATTACAGCATATACAGCAAGGTATATTTGAACAATATCCAGAAGCAGACAATGTATATTTGTTAATTCTAATGTTAATGCGTGTTAGTAGATATGCTAAACACGGATCTTTTGAATACAATTACTTAATTGACAGAGCAAACACACTATGGAAATTATAATGCCAGCTGCGGGGTTATCTCGCAGATTCCCTAATATGAAACCAAAATACTTACTAGAAAGTGGCTCTGGTAAGTTAATGTACGAACGTGCAGTAGAACCTTTTATTGATACAAATAGTATTACAATAGGTATATTAAAGGCGCACAACGATCTTTATCAAGTTGAAAACACAATTAAAAAAACTTACGGTAATAAGATCGCAGTTGTTGTTTTAGACAAAGAAACTACAGGACCAGCTGACACAGTTTATCAAATTGTTAGTAAAATAGGTTTAACAGAAGAAGAAATACTAATCAAAGACTGCGACAGTTTCTTCAATCACGACTATCAAGAAGGTAATTATATTTGTGTTACCAGCATCATGCAACACGAAATATTGCGTAATTTGGCAGCTAAAAGTTATATTGTCAGCAATGATCAAGGCATTATTACCAGCATTATTGAAAAACAAGTAGTATCAGATAAATTTTGTGTGGGCGGATATAAATTTGAATCGGCTATATTATTTTGTGATGCATTTGAAAAATTAAAAGACAATCACATAGAAGAAATATTTGTCAGCCATTGTATTGAAGAATGTCTTAACAATGAACATATCTTTAAAGAAAGCCTAGTGCGTGACTATGTTGATGTTGGTACTGCCGAAGCATGGTTAGAATATATAGAGAATAAGAAATGAATTTAGCAATTTTTTATACAGGCGATATAAGACACAATCAACATATTGCAAAGACTAATCATAACTTTTTAATTACGGCACTAAAAGAAGTATGTGAAGTAAAAATATATAATTTTACTAAAGGTGATCCAGAAAGAGGCCTTTGTCCTTATGACGATGGCGAACCAGACAATACATATCGTAGAGGACAAGGCGGAGCAATACAGGTTTGGGATTTTTGTCGAGGTGTTGATCGAACAACAGAAGACATAGTATTAAGGTTAAGAACAGATGTTTGGTTTACCAAATCTAGTATAAAAGCCGTTGTAGAAGAATTAAAATTAATGATAGCAGGCGAATCTGGTATTGCATATTTTGGCAGTGACTGGGTTAATCAAAGTGCCGGCATTGAATACAAAAGATTACCTGTACACATTGATCACGACGGTGTTGTTCAAGACTTTATTATAATGGCTAAAAGAGAAAGTGTTGAAAAAACTGCTACGGTTATAGAACGGTTAAATGAAGTAATACCAAATAAACGACGTAGTGGCAATAAGGCCTTTAGGTATATTATACCAGTAGAACTAGAACCTTGGCATGCTAATAGTGAAATCTTATCTGCAAAAGGACTTAGAAAACAGTTAACGCCAGTACATAGAATATTATGCCATATGTGGTTAATTAGAAAAGATTATGATAATTATCCATCTGACAGCGAAGTATGTAAAGACTATATACAAAGCTATATTGTAGATGGTAAAAATCGTTTAAGTAAAAAGAATTTAGTTGATCCTCATCCTATGCAAGAGGGTATAGATTGGTGGCGTAGTACACACGGGTGGGCTCCTAAAAAATTAGAAATTGGAGAATGGTGGGCATGGCAATCGGAGTAGTTCAAATTGGCCTTAAAAGATTTTATGATTCAGCCAAATCTAATCATCAAAAGTTATTGAATACTTTAAACAGTCGTTATGCGATAAATGTCTATGATTATTATAGAGATGCAGATAGTCCTAATTGTCCTTTTGATCTTAGCGGCAAAGTACAAGTTTGGGACTTCTTAACTGCTAGAGATAAAATTAACGAAGATATTATTATTAAATTAAGATCCGATGTATATTTTACTCAAAGTAGTATTGAAGTTATTTGTAACGAAATAGATAACGTACAACGTAACGAATGTGATGTAGTATATCTAGGTATTGATTTTATGAATGACTACAATAAAGTTCATAAAAGAGAAGATGCAAGATCTGTAGCAAAGACTACTGATTTTGTTGTTATAGCTAGACGTTCTTGTTTATTAGATACGGATACAGTAACTGAAAGTCTTAAAGCTGTAAAAGATAAAAGTGGTAATAAAACATTCTATGCAATACTAACACCAGAGGCTAGGGCAGTTAAAGTTAGCTGCCAAATGTATTTGTTTAGAAAAGAGTATGAGCAATTAGAAAGCTGGCAAATATATTGGGATTGGTGCAGCGAATATAAAAAATCTCAAGAAGCACAAACTTGGGTTTACAATAATAGGGATACAATAAATGCCTTCTGAATATTATTTAAAAAGTGTAGAAATAGGTCGACAGTTTCAGGCAAACAACACATCGTGGGGCGGCGATGACTGTAAAAATTATCACTTACAGATTAGATTTCTTATGGACAAATACAATGCCAAAACTGTTTTAGATTACGGTTGTGGTAAAGGGCGTCAATATCAAAACTTAGTTCCGTATGGATTACCAAACGATCAAATTACTGAGCCTATGACTTTTACAACTAGAATTAATGCAGAGTCTGTACATTGCTACGATCCGTGTGTGCCAGAATTTGATAAAGAGCCTATAGGACAAAAGTTTGATGCTGTAATTTGTACACAGGTATTAGGCAGTATACCAGATGTTGATATTGCATGGATTAAAGATAAGTTTATGAACTATGCTACTAAGTTTGTGTTTATAGGGTTGCATAGTCCAACAGCACCAGTTAAACGTAAAAAGTTAATGTATGATCCGCAATACCTAACACATCCTAGAAGTATCGAATGGTATCAAGAAAAATTTAACAACTGGACAGGACCTAACTTATATTGGTGGTTTAGAGACACAGAGCATCATATTAACAATTGGTATCAGGTCAAGTAAGGTAAAAACTTTTTATAAATTAGACCTTGTCTGCTTTCTTCATCAGTCCAGTGACAAGCAGCTAGGTCATAAAGCCACTGATTTCGATCTGGAAACAACGGATTGTTTAATTGATTAACATGTTTGTTTGCAACATCCCAGCAGACGCTACTAGTATCGTCAACGTACAACGGCACCCCAGATACTACACTAGCAACTCCGCTAGAACTGTTAAAAACAAATGCAGCTTTTGCTCTTTGTAGATCTGTTAATAAAGGAATAACTGTGCTGTCACTGATTGTAACTCCAGGTTGTAACAACGGAGTTAAATCAGCAACCTTTCCAGGGTGTGGTCTTAACACAATAGGCAAATTGCTGTATTGTCGAACTTCGATAATTTTACGTCTAGCCCACTCGACAGGATCTAATCCTTTCATTCCCCATCCACCATCACGTTGTATTAGAAATAAAAGATAATCTCCCTGGTCCCTCCAAGATTGTATAGTTAAACCTAAATCCTGACTAAGTTGGTTCCATTTACTAGCATCACTATTTTTGTTAGCATACTGACTGGTATCATAGTAAACTCCGTTAATACTATAACGCAAATACTTACTGTCTGTATCGGAAAACTTAAAACAATTGGCATCTATAGCCATAATATGATTGCCGGCTTGTTTTTGTAACTCAACTAATTCTGCACGAAACTTAATATTTTGTGTTGACAGTATAGGACTAGGCCAGCCTAATATAACTGCTAGTTTAGCAGGTCGGTAGATATAATCTCTTTCTAATAGAGCCCATGCGCCAACATGTGCAGCACCTTGATAAAAAGCTGTTAGTGTATCAACTTTTCTACCAGGGTTTTGTTTTTGTAAGCTGCTAAGGTAAACAACAACATCATACATCTTCGTTTAATATTTTCCAAGCTGTGCCGTCGCGCATTTCTGCTTCAGTGAATTGACAATAGGCTAAATGTGCCGCCCATGCTTCTACTTCATCTAAGCTAGGATATTTAGGTTGTTCAATAAGCGATAAATCACTGTGACACATACTTTGTGCTGCATTAGGTCCAAGTGTAAATGCTGGTTTACCGTGTAATATAGCCTCTGTAGCTGCAATACTGTTATAAGTTACTAAGCAGTGTACATCTTTATCTAACGCCATTTCAATAGAATCTACTGTAACTCGATCTCTACGACTAGGTTTTGTTCTAATAATAATTTCTCTGTCTGTGTATTTTTTAATTGTTTCAACAGTAGTTTTTAACCACTCGTCAAGATTTTGTCCAAAGCACTCCATAGCTTTTGCACTAGGAGGACACAATAGTATTGTTGATCCTGTTTTAAATTTTTTCTTTTGATAACCAGTAGCAGCTAGTCTATCTAACGGACGCTCAATAATAGGACCGCAGGCCTGCATAGCATTTTTAGTAATTCTATGATAAAGTTTTTTACGACCATTACCAAAATATCCTGTATCTATGTAATAGTAATTACGACCAATTTCTTCACACTTTCTCATGTGTTTACTTTTGGTAATGCCTCTAAAAACAACAGGAGTCATAGATTGCTCTACTTTGTCGTAATTAGTAATTTGGCCGCCGCTGCCTGTTATAAACGATACCATAAATGGATCATAAGGATGTCCTTTATTATCCTCAGGATCACGACCTCCATCTACTGCATACACAGCATTGTTGTTCAACATTTTTAATTCCTTAACTACGTCATCTTCTTTAACATTAAACCATTCGCCTGCAGGGTCAACTCGATACTTTAATACGTTATTAAATAAATTTTTTATTTCTTGTGGTATATTTACAAATGGATCTGTAGGAGCTTCTGGTAACTTAGAATCTTCATAATTTAATTTTTCTAAAATCCAGTTGGCACCGTACTCACATTTAACATAGTTAGGGAACCATGGGCCGCCTTCCGTGTAGTGTATTGCCTTAGGCTTACCATCTTCGGGTTCTTTATGCCACCCTACTAACCAGTTCCATTCACACTTTAATTCACCAATTTGATTATCTTTAAGCCATTCAAAACGATGTAAATATTGTCCAGATTTTTCATTAACTAGTTTCGGTGTAAGTTCTTTATTTTGAGGGTGGGCACAATTCCATAGTATTACACTACTCCAATTTTTTCTAGGATATTGAAACTGTTCTTTACCATCCATCTTAACAGTGCTTTTAGGTTTATAATCATGTTTAACAACCATAACAGCATATTGGTCATCTGCCTGATCAAATAATTCTTTAATGTCTTCTACAAATATAATATCGCAGTCACAGAATACTGCCCAACCTTTATAATTCATCAAGTGAGGTACTAAAAAACGAGTAAAGGTAAACTCTGTTGATGCTAACGGATCAATTGGGCGCCAATAGATTTCTTTACTTCTAAGGTCTTTTTGTTTTAAAGGCACTACATCAGCACTAGATTGTCTTGATACAATACTATGTCTACAAACTTGATAAGCAATGTCCTCTCTAGAATCCCATCCTACAAATACTTTCATTTTCGTTCTATATCCTCTTCAATACACAACTGACCAAATTGTACTTCTAAAATATGACATGGTTCAGCGGTATTGTTATACCCTCTATGCCATACAAGTGCTCCTATATCATAATCAGTATTTTCAAAAATTTGAATATCACCAGTAACACCGTTATATTCTGTCTCAACCCTGCACGAGCCTTTTAATACGTACCAATGTTCTGCTCGTAAGCGATGTCGTTGCATACTTAGGCTTTTTCCTGGTTCTATCACTAGCTCTTTAACTTTGTAAGTAATTTTATCGTCTAATACTCTGTACCAGCCCCAGGGTCTAATAGTTTTAGGATTTTTCCATTCTTCTAGGATCCAACTGCTAGAATTTTTCTTATCTATGCCACCTACTCCAAAAACAAATTCTAAGTGTAACATTTCCTTAAGAACATCCATTTCTGGAATGTTTTCTTTTGTACGATCACCGCCATTTGCAAAAATAATATGAGCATTTGGGTATATAGCTCTTACTTTTCTGATAGCATCTTTAGCAGAATTATCGCTGTCGTTAAAGTTAATTACTCGATCAACAACGTGCAGTGCCGCAACAATGTTGGCACGTTCTTCCCAATGCAAGAAAGGCCTACCCTTTTTACGGGTAAGCCATTCATCTGAGTTAATGCCAACGATTAATTTATCACCTAACTCTCGAGCAGAGTTAAAATATGCAATGTGTCCAGAATGGATAGGATCGAAACCGCCTGTAACCAAAACTATTTTCATAGCTTTATTTACAACGTAGCATCTTCCATTCCTGCAACTCTGAGCTTGACAATGTTAGTTAATTGCCATTGCTTCTGGTCAAGGGCTTTAGTAATACCTAACCATTTGTTTCTAAGTAGAGCAAATTCGTTGATAATTTTTTCAAAATCAACAACATCTGATTCACCTTCTACAAATTTTTCACAGTCTCTGCTACTAAGTGCTCGTTGATAATTTTCAAGATATTTTCGAAAATGTTGACTTTTGAGTCTACGAAGTTCTATGTTTAGATATTCTAATATTGCTTCAATTTCTTGCAGTTGACTGAATCTCACTTCCACAATGCCAGGCATACTGGCTGCTGCCTTTTCAATATTTCCCGCTATGCGAGCATCATTACGTGCAGCCTGCAATTCGGCTTCGTAGTATAACACAGCATCGGGAATATGAGATATGTCTTTAGAAACTTTTGCGTACCAGCTCATAGATTAATCTTCGTCGTCGCCATAATCCCAATTATCTTCTTCAAAATCTTCTTCCTCTTCTGCGCCTTCGTCAAGGTAATACTCAATGGCTGCATCAAGGTCTTCATCTACTCCGGTAGCAGATTCAAGTGTTCTATCACTAACACCATGATCTGCAAGCAAATCGATATATCTTTCTGCTACTACATCAAGTAATTTTTTATCAACATACTCTTTAAATAGCATCCAAATATCAGCAACTTGATTTTCATTCATGTTCTAAAATTTCCCCAGTTTCAAGGTCGATGTTAGATTTTACACTAGGATTCTTTGCAAAGTCAACCATGACTTTGTCAAGGCATCCATCTTCGTTACGTTCCCACTCTTTACGATAGAGTTTGATCTCTTCCGACCCAGCGTATTTAAGTCGATTGCCATCTTTTTGCAAGAATCCCTTGCCTTCGAACAGGTCAACTAATCCACTATATGGATTCATACCTGTTTCATAAGGAATCTTTACCTGTACACTTTCAAAAGGTTTTGCATAACGAGTTTTCATAACCTTACAGGCTGCACGGATGCCTCGAACTTCTGAGATCTTATTACCGTCATCATCTTCTTTGAGCTTGAGCTTTTTCATTGCCACTACAATTGAACTTGCATAGATAAAGCCTTGACCACCTGAAATTTTATCGTCTGGATCGAACATATCCTGGCTAGCGTATGTGTGATTAGTAGCCACTAGGCCGACATTCGCACTACCAAACATATTGACACAATTGCGAACTAACGCTGTAAGTGCTTTTGGCTTACGGCCCATATCACCTTTTAAATCTCCTGCTTCAAATTGATTAACATCAGTCGGAGTTAACAGCATACCTAATGAGTCAATGACAAATAAAACTTTTGGTCTAGTTTCTTCTGGCATTGCCTTGTACTCTTTCATAAACTCATTAATAGTTTTAGCAACGTCATCAATCATTGCCATATTAAGTTTAAGCAGTTTGTCTTCGCTAGTGTCAACGCCTAATGCTTCTAGCCATGATTGATCAAGTGCGTTTTCACTGTCAACTAGAACAACATAGATACCTTGTTCTTGTGCATGACGAATTAAGTTACCTGAGCAAATATATGATTTGCCTGCGCCGGATTCTCCGGCAAATACAGTAACCTTACCTAACGGAACACCTTTGTGGAAATCTCCGCTAATCAAATAATTTAAGGCATAGTTGCCTGTTGAAACCCAGTCTGTAGGGTCGTTAAAGCCAACGCCTAGACCGTCAATACTTTTTGTTAATGTTTTTCTAAATTTACTTAAATCAAATGCCTTTGTAGCCATATTAAATCCTTAAGAGAAGAAGGCTCGGGCATATTACCCGAGCCATATTACCTATTACTTGTTACGATTACGAATCATAGCAAGGATGTCTTCTGCCTTGCTACCGCCTGTGCTTGCAGGCTTTGATTCTTCTGCTTTAGGAGCAGGTGTTGCTTTAGGAGCAGGTTCTTCCCAAGGAGCATCGTCGTCATTAGCTACTGGTGCAGCCTTTGTAGGAGCCTTAGCGACAGGATCTCCTGTAGCAGAACTCATACCTGCTGGCTTAAAGTACTGACCCCAACGATCCATATCAAACGGCTCACCGTCTACTGATGCCTCAAACATTTCTTTGATAACCTTCAGCTCAACATCGGTTGGCTTCTTTGGCAAGTAGTCTTTGAGACTAAACAAGCCGTGGGCTTCTAAAGCGGCAGTTTCCTTATCGTCGAGCGGACGAGTACGACGGCTCCACTTGCTAGTAGAATAGTCAGCATAACCACCTTTGCTAGTTTTAATCAGTTTAAAGTCAACACCATTAACTGCATCAGTAGGCAGATCATCCATTTCTGGATCAAGCAATGCACTACGGATAAGTTGGAAAATTTGAGGACCAATAATAAATCTACGAATAGGGTTTTCTGGAGTTTGTTCTTCTTTCAAACCATCTTCAACAACAAAGCCTTGGAAGATGTAACTACGCTTCTTCCAATACTTACGACCCATGTCTTCTAGGCTAGGATCTTTGAACCAACCACGTACTTCACTAAGTATTGGGCAAGTTTCGCCATACATTTCCATACAAGGAACGTTGACAGTAACCTGCTTGTTGTCTGTAGAACCCTTCACACCGGCGAAAGGCAATTTGATCATTGCACGTTCTACCCAGAAAAATGTATTGTCGGAATTTCCGTCAGGAAGAAAACGGACTGTTGATTCGGAACCTTCCTTTAAGTTCCAGAACGGATAAATGGAATTGTCTCCACCTGTTCTGTTACCATCGCCACTTGTGCGGCCTTCTTGTTCCTTTAATTTTGCGCGAATTTCAGCTAATGATGCCATAATGAGCCTCCTAATAAATTTTAATAGCCTTTTGTTTTGCCTTTAATTTGTTT